GTGTGGTAATTTAGTTGAAGGATTAAAAGATGGAGACACGATATATTACGATAAACATGCTGGACACGACATTTCATTTAACGATAAACTTTATAGAGTTATTCGTGATATGGATGTTGTTCTAGTAGATTAGACCTAAACCATAAACAATAAACCTAAAACTTAAAAACAAAAACAATTAACCTAATTATTAACCAAAAAAAGAAATCAAAATGGAAAAATTTTTGTATTTCTCAGATGGAACAGCTGGATTAGACGCTACTACGGAAGGTTTATGTGTAAAAGCTAGTTTAGTTAAAAGTATGGAGCCTATAAGCGCTACTACTTCTAACATCTACTTTGAGTCTACACAAGCGCATAAGATTGATTCTGTATCTACGCTTGATGACAGTGCTGGTGTTTCTAAGTTTGACTATGTACAGTTAACACATACATCAGGCAAGTTTAAAGAAGTAGCAACTGCAGTAACGCAAGCTATTAACACTACACCACACACTGATGGATTCATAGTTGTTTGTGACGCTTTAAACAGTGTTTTTTGTAGTTCTTTAATTACAGATTGTTCTATCAATTATGTTGACTCTAACACAGCTCCATAATAGATGAGATTAACCGCGCAAGATTTGCGTGAATTAAACATCCTTAAGTATTACAGGCTCACTAGAAAGTGGGTCTGTAAAACTTACGGGTTAAAAGACGCAGATTTAGAATTATTAATTTATTTAGATTGTAAAAAAAGATTTACACGACAAGAGTTTATAGATGGTGTTTATACCATGAGTTGGGATAAAAACCGTTGGGAAAGACTTAGAAAAGAAGGGTGGATAGAAGTTTGGAGACAAAGAAACCGTACTACTATAAAGTACTCTGTGTTTAAAACTTCTTTTAAATGTTCGCAGATAATAAGTAGGATATATAGAATCCTATTAGGCGAGGAAGACTTGCCCACTTCAGATAGAAGTGTATTTTACAATAACAAATCATATACTGATAAAGTTTACAATAAAGCTATAGATGATATGATAAAAGATAAAGATAGATAATGGGATTTAAACTAGGTAAAAGAAAAGGCAATTATGCTACCGGTGGAGTGTTAAAAACAAAAATGCGTTTTGGCACACAAGCTGGAGACATTGGCTCTGTACCTGGTACACCTGTTATTAGAGTACCATTAGCTGAAGGCGTAATGGGTGAGGCTAACATGGACGGTAGTATATATGTTAACGAAAACATAGTACCAGGCAGTCTTGAAGATAAACAAGTAATAAACCATGAAATGAGACATGCTACTGATATGCGTATAGGTAAATTAGCTTATACTGATGATAGCGTTACTTATAATGGCCAAGTATTTGAAAGAAAAGAAATTAATGGAAAAGATATGATAATTGTAGATGGTGTAGCGAAAGAAGCTGGTAGTCATGATTTTCCATGGGAAGACGATGCTAATAACGGAACAAAACAAATAGTGTAATATGTGGAGTTTATTTAAAGATAAAAACGAAATTAACGAAAAGAATATAGTTGGGTTTGCTTCTTTTGTAGTAATGTGTTTATTTGCTATAGCTGATCTTGTAACAGGTTGGGTAGGAAAAGACCTAGTAATTAATGAAGTAATATATAATTCTTTTGTATGGGTTACATTAGGTTGTTTTGGTATTAGTTCGTTTGAAAAAGTAAAAACAAAATAATATGTTAGGTAAAATATTTTCTGGTGGTGCTGCTGATTTAGTAAAAAACGTAGGTAATGTTATAGATAACTTACACACTTCCAAAGAAGAAAAGCTTGAAGCAGAGCTTAAAATCAAGCAACTTATAAGTGACTATGAAGTAGAGATGGAGAAGAATATAACTTCTCGTTGGCAAGCAGATTTAAAATCAGACTCATGGCTTAGTAAAAACGTTAGACCTATGGTTTTGATATTTTTAATAGTATGCACCATGCTATTAATTTTTATAGATGCAGGTGCAATAAAATTTAACGTGAAAGATTCTTATATAGATCTTTTACAATTAGTATTAATAACTGTGATCGGCGCTTATTTTGGCGGAAGATCATTAGAAAAAGTAAAAAAATAAAATTATGGGACAAAATTCAACAGAAGTAGCTTATGGCTTTGGTCAATTTGGATCTACGTTTTTAAAAGGTGATGGAGCAAAGCTATTGTTAACAGCTTCTACAGCTAAATACTATGTTTGCGCTATTACAATGATAACTGATGTAGCGTTTCAAGCTTTAGAATCTCTTGATGGTGGTATTCGTTTAGGTATGGGTGATACAGCTTTTGTAGGTACTGATGTATTAGCACTAGACACTATGTGGAATACAACTGCAGATACAGATACTACAGCTGAAACTAACGACGATGCAGATGCAATAACAACTTCAGATACATTTCCAAAAGGTGTTACTATATATGGGATGTGGGACAACGTAGAGCTACACTCTGGATCAGCAGTAGTTTACGTAGCTCCAAGACCAGATTATAGAACTAGAGCATAATGTTAGGATTAGGAAATAGCATAGGTGGATATCCAGGTGGATGGCTTCCATCTGATGAGTCTACTTTAGAGGCTTGGTATAGATTTAACGAAGGTATCACTTTAAATGGTTCTAATGTTTCTCAATGGGCAGATAGTTCATCTAATAGTTTTGATATGGCTCAAGCTGACGCTGGTGAACAACCAGCTTTTTCTGCTGGAGTATTAACTTTTGATCCTACTTCAGACACTCAAAACTTACAATCTAGTAGTTCTATAGAGTTAGACGGATCATTTCTTCTAGCTTATAGGATTGATCCAGACGCACACAACACTGTTGTAGTCGCTTCTAATAGTACTGTTAACGAAATGATTAAGCTTCAAACAGCTACTCAGCTACGAGTAAAAAACGATAGCACAACTTCTAACTATGCTCTTGAAGCTGGACATGATACTAAAGATGACGCTTATTGGGTTGTATCAAGAGATAGTAGCAACAATATGTCTGTACACAAAGATGGTGTTCTTCAAGAAGCTGCAAAATCAAACTCTGGAACTTTTGATATTGATTGTATAGGCGCTAGAAGAACAGATTTAAATCCATACGATGGTACTATGAAAGAGATAATTATATTTAAAGGTGTAGCAGATGCAGATTTAACAGCTTTAAGATTAAACGTACAAGATAGATTATCTGGAATATAAAATAATTAAATTAACTTAAATTAAATAAAATGGCGAAAAATACAAGCGCAAAAATTAAACAACTTAGAGGTGTAAAGCCTGAAAAAATAACTGACGAACAATTAAAAAAAGTTCAAGATATAGTAAATAGTTTAAATAGATCTCAATTAGAGATAGGTTCTATAGAGTTAAAAAAACATGAGATGATGCATAGAATAGCTGGTTTAAAAGATCAGCTTACAGTGTTGCAAGCTGAGTTTGAAAAAGACTATGGTACTTTTGACATTAATATTCAAGATGGTAAAATAAATTATAAAGAAGATGTCAAAGTTAATTCGTAAAATAAGTATAGGTAAAGATTACAAAAATGACGCTATGCACTATGCTGTAGGGCAAGAAGTATATGGCGGACATACTATTTGTGATATTATAGAAGAAGAAGATAAGTATTCTATTTATATTAGAAAAAAGAAAGATGTTTTACCTTGGAAAGATTTTAATAAGAATATGGCTGTGTCTATAGAATATAATTTACAATACTAATGAAAAGTGTTTACAACTTTGTTGTAAGACCAAAAGGAGAAAGATATAATAATGTTAAAAAATTAGATGGTAAAGAGTTAATTCTTAATACAGAGATTTTTAACCATCAATATGTTAATAGAGAAGCAGAGGTTATATCTACACCTATAATTGGTAATACAGACATAAAGCCTGGCGACATAGTTATAGTACATCACAACGTGTTTCGTAGATGGCACAATATGCAAGGTGTTGAAAAAAACAGTAGGGCTTATTTTGATGAAAATACTTATTTTATAAGTAAAGATCAAATATTCTTATATAAAAGAAAAGACAAATGGACAACTCCAAAAGGTTATTGTTTTGTAATACCTTTAAAAGCATCAGACAAGTTTAACACTAAAGCTGAAAAACCTTTACAAGGTATTGTTAAATATTCAGATGGTACAGTAAATGTTGGAGATTTAGTTGGCTTCAGGCCAAGCAGTGAATACGAGTTTATCGTTGATGGCGAGAGACTATTTAGAGTTTTATCTAATTTTATTACAATCAAATATGAACATCAAGGAAACGAAGAAGAATATAATCCAAGCTGGGCACAAAGCAGTTGAAGAGCTGATTAAAGTAGCGAAAGAAGCGATAGTTGATTCAAATGACGATATATCAGCAGACAGACTGAAAAATGCAGCAGCTACTAAAAAACTAGCTATATTTGACGCATTTGAAATACTTAATAGAATCCAAGAAGAAGAAAACATACTCGAGGGCAAAGCACCTGAAGAGACAAAGGAAAAGACTTTTAAAGGATTCGCGGAAAGTAGATCTAAGTAATGTACAGTCAAAGTTTAGTTAAAACAGTTGAGCCTGTTAAAAAGACTACTATTAGTCGTCTTAACAAAGGTAAAAAGTGGAAATACGGTTACAATAAAGAACATGATATTGTTGTAATATCTAGAACAGGACAAATAGGTGAAATAATAGAAATACAAGGTTTAGCTATTGCTTTACCAAAAACTCCTAAAGAAGTATATAAAAACTCAAAAAATAAATGGGTAAAACAAGAATATCCTAAAGAACTAAGTAAGATAAGAAACATATTTGACTGGAGAAATTACCCGGATGAAAGTAAAGAAAAATGGTTCGATTATATAGACGAAGAGTTTAAAAGAAGAGAAGAAGGTTTTTGGTTTGTCAACAATAACAAACCAACTTATATAGCAGGTACGCATTATATGTATTTACAATGGAGTAAGATTGACGTTGGCGCACCTGATTTTAGAGAAGCAAATAGATTATTCTTTATATTTTGGGAAGCTTGCAAAGCAGATAATAGATGTTACGGTATGTGTTATCTTAAAAACAGACGATCTGGTTTTTCTTTTATGAGTAGTGCTGAAACAGTTAATTTAGCAACTCTTGCAAGTGATAGTAGATTTGGTATACTTTCTAAAACAGGTGCTGATGCTAAAAAAATGTTTACAGATAAAGTTGTACCTATTAGTATTAATTATCCGTTTTTCTTCAAGCCAATACAAGATGGTATGGATAGACCTAAAACTGAGTTAGCCTATAGAGTTCCAGCTAGTAAGTTTACAAGGAAGAAAATAACTGCTAACGAAAAGGTTGAAGAGCTTGAAGGTTTAGATACAACAATTGACTGGAAAAATACAGGAGACAATAGCTATGACGGTGAAAAATTAGCGTTATTAGTTCATGATGAAAGTGGTAAATGGGAAAGACCCGATAATATTTTAAATAACTGGAGAGTTACAAAAACATGTTTACGATTAGGTAGTAGGATTATTGGTAAATGTATGATGGGCTCTACTTCAAATGCTTTAGATAAAGGTGGAGAAAATTTTAAAAAACTATACAACGCATCAGATGTCACAAAAAGAAATAGAAATGGTCAGACAAAGTCTGGACTATACTCTCTTTTTATCCCAATGGAATGGAACTACGAAGGATTTATTGACGAGTATGGAGTTCCAGTCTTTAATACTCCTGATATCGACAGATTTGCGCCAGATGGCGAACTAATAGATGTAGGTGTAATAGATAGTTGGCAAAATGAAGCCGATGGATTAAAAGACGATCAAGACGCTTTAAATGAGTTTTATAGACAGTTTCCAAGAACTGAAGAACATGCGTTTAGAGATGAAACTAAAAACTCTATTTTTAATCTAGTTAAAATATATGAGCAAATAGATTATAACGAAGAGATGTCTAGAACTCTTGGAGTTACAGCTGGAAACTTTCAGTGGGTTAATGGAGTAAAAGATACAAGAGTTATATTTTATCCAGATCCAAAAGGTAGATTTAAAGTTAGTTGGGTTCCGCCTCAACAACTACAAAATAGAGTGGTACTTAAAAATGGTATTAAATATCCTGGTAATGAACACGTAGGAGCATTTGGTTGTGACTCTTATGATATATCAGGAACCGTAGATGGAAAAGGTTCTAAAGGAGCATTACACGGCTTAACCAGGTTTAGTATGGAGGACGCTCCTGCGAACAGCTTCTTTTTAGAATACTTATCAAGACCACCTACGGCTGAAATATTTTTTGAAGATGTATTAATGGCTTTAGTTTTTTATGGTATGCCAATACTAGCAGAGAACAATAAACCTAGGCTATTGTACTATTTAAGAAGAAGAGGTTATAGGGGATTTAGTATGAACAGACCAGACAAAGTTTGGAACAAATTGTCTGTTGCAGAAAAAGAAATAGGTGGTATACCTAACTCCTCAGAAGATATTAAGCAAGCTCATGCAGCTGCTATTGAAATGTATATACAAGATCACGTTGGTATAATGCAAGATGGTTCTGTTGGTGACTTGTATTTTAATGAATTACTAAACGATTGGGCTAAATTTGATATAAACAAAAGAACAAAGTTTGATGCTTCAATAAGTTCTGGTTTAGCTATCATGGCTAATAATAGACATTTATATGCTCCAAACGTTAAAGTTAAAAAACCAAAACTAAATTTAAAAATTTCTAAGTATACTAATACTGGAAATAATTCACGAATAATAAAATAATAAATATGGCAGAGTCTGGCATGAAAAGTTATTTTCCGAGTCAAACAGTAAGCGACGCTGAAAAGTTGAGTTATGATTACGGTTTGAAAGTAGGTAAAGCAATAGAGCAAGAGTGGTTTTACGAAGAAAGAGGCTCTAATAAATATAGAACAAACCATAATGATTTTCATAATTTAAGATTATACGCAAGAGGCGAGCAGTCTATACAAAAATATAAAGATGAGTTATCTATAAATGGTGATTTGTCTTATTTAAATTTAGACTGGAAGCCAGTTCCTATTATACCTAAATTTGTAGATATAGTTGTAAATGGTATTGCAGAAAGAACTTATGATATAAAAGCTTATTCTCAAGATCCTTATGGCGTTGCGAAACGTACTGAATATATGGAGTCAATGTTATCTGACATGAGAACTAAAGAATTAAATGAATTTACTAAACAAGCATTTAAAATTTCTATAGCTGAAAACGATGAAGATACATTACCTGAGACTAAAGAAGAACTAGAGCTACACATGCAGCTTACTTATAAACAAGCTGTTGAAGTGGCCGAAGAGCAAGCTTTAAACGTTTTGCTAGAAGGTAACGATTATGAATTAACAAAGAAAAGATTTTATTACGACTTAACAGTTTTAGGTATTGGTGCTGTAAAAACATCTTTTAACACCTCACAAGGAGTTTGCGTTGACTACGTTGATCCAGCAAACTTAGTTTACTCTTACACAGAATCCCCTTATTTTGAAGATATATATTATGTTGGTGAAGTAAAAACTATTCCAGTAAACGAACTAGCAAAAGAGTTTCCTCATTTATCTGAAAGTGATCTTGAAGATATAATGAAAAATAAACCTCACAATAGATCTAACTATAGTTCAAGACATGCTTATTATAAAGAAGATAATAATACTATTCAAGTTTTATATTTTAATTATAAGACTTATATGAACGAAGTTTATAAAGTAAAAGAAACTGCTACTGGTGCTAATAAAATTATACCTAAAGATGATTCGTTTGATCCACCAGAAAATAAAGAAGGAGGATATAGCAGAATGTTAAGATCTATAGAAACTTTGTATGATGGTGCCATGATACTTGGTACTAATACTCTGCTTAAATGGGGTATGGCTAAAAATATGATGCGTCCTAAAAGTGATTTTACTAAAGTTAAAATGAATTACGCTATTTGTGCTCCTAGAATGTATGATGGTAGAATTGATTCACTGGTAAAACGTATAACTGGTTTTGCTGACATGATTCAATTAACACATTTAAAGCTACAGCAGGTAATGTCTAGAATGGTGCCAGATGGTGTTTATTTAGATGCTGATGGACTAGCTGAAGTTGATTTAGGCAACGGAACAAACTATAATCCACAAGAAGCTTTAAACATGTATTTTCAAACTGGTAGTGTTATTGGTAGAAGCTTTACATCTGAAGGTGATTTAAACCCTGGCAAAGTACCTATACAAGAAATTACATCTGGTTCTGGTGGTAATAAAATGCAAGCTCTTATTGCTAATTACAATTATTACTTACAAATGATAAGGGATGTAACCGGTTTAAACGAAGCGAGAGACGGTAGTATGCCTGATAAAAACGCTTTAGTAGGAGTTCAAAAGTTAGCAGCCGCTAATTCTAACACAGCAACAAGACATATACTACAAGCTGGTTTGTACTTAACTGCAGAGACAGCAGAGTGTTTGTCACTTAGAATATCTGATATTATAGAATATTCACCAACAAAAGATGCGTTTATACAAGCTATAGGTGTTCACAATGTTGCTACATTAGAAGAAATGTCTGAATTACATTTGTATGATTTTGGTATATTTATAGAACTACAACCTGATGAAGAAGAAAAAGCTAGATTAGAAAATAATATTCAAATGGCTTTACAGCAAAAAACAATAGAGCTTGAAGATGCTATAGATCTTAGAGAGATACGTAACGTTAAGTTAGCAAACCAAATGTTAAAAATACGTAGAAAAAGAAAAGAAGCAAAAGATAGACAATTGCAACTGGAAAATATTCAAGCGCAAACACAGTCTAATGCTCAAGCAGCACAAGCAGCGGCACAAGCTGAAGTTCAAAAAAATCAAGCATTAAATGCTAGTAAAGCAGAGCTAATGCAAATGCAAGCGCAAGTAGATGCTCAAAAAATGATGCAAGAAGTTCAGATGAAAAAAGAGTTGATGGCTTTAGAGTTTCAGTACAATATGCAACTTAAAGGTATGGAAACTCAAGGTTTAAAACAGCGAGAAAAAGAAAAAGAAGATAGAAAAGACGAAAGAACAAAAATACAAGCTACACAGCAGTCAGAAATGATTGAACAGAGAAAAAGTGGAAAACCACCTAAAAACTTTGAGTCCGCAGGTAATGATATACTAGGTGGAGGATTTGATTTAGGCGTGTTTGATCCTAGATAAATTATTAACTATTATTATATTATATTATGGAAGAAGAAAATGAAAAAGTAGTTGAAGAAACTACACAAGATACAACTGAACAAGTTGAAGAAAGTAAGTTTGAGTCAGCTAGCGATGATAACGTCGTTAAAATAGATTTAAACAAACCAATAAAAAAAGAAGAAGATGCCACTGAGAAGCAAAGCACAGATGAGGTACCTGTTCGCGACGGATCCGAAGCTAGCGAAGAAGTTCGTGAAGAAAACAAAGAAGAGCTTAAAGAGTCTGCCGAACAAAGTGAAGAGAAAAAAGAGGAGGTAGTACTAGAAGAAGTTACTGAAGAAGTTGAAGAAAAAATTGAAGAAATAGCTGCAGAAGCAGAAGAAGCTATTAAAGAAAATTTAGAAACTGGAAAGCCTTTACCAGAAAATATCCAAAAGTTAATGGACTTTATGGAAGAAACTGGAGGTGATTTAAATGATTATGTTAAGCTTAATCAAGATTATAGTAAATTAGATGATACTAATTTATTACGTGAGTATTACAAACAAACTAAACCTCATTTAAATGACGAAGAAGTAAACTTTCTTATGGAAGATCAATTTTCTTATGATGAAGAAATTGATGATGAAATAGATATAAAAAGAAAAAAATTAGCGTTAAAAGAGCAAGTTGCCAACGCTAAAAGCCATCTAGACGGGCAAAAGTCTAAATACTATGAAGAAATTAAAGCTGGTTCAAAGCTTACGCCTGAACAACAAAAAGCTGTAGATTTCTTTAATAGATA